CCAGGTGTACAAATTACGGAAAAAGATCTATCTCTTAGATCAGAAACAACAGTGGGAACAAGCGTCGTCGTGCCAGGGTTTGCTCCTCAAGGACCTGTAGGAGAGCCGTTGTTTATTACAACAGCTAGCGAATTAGAAGCAATTTACGGCACTCCTACTACTCCTGCAGAAAAATACTTTCATTTTTCTTGCAGAGAAGTTTTAAACTCTCCTGCGAATCTAACTACCGTAAGATTGCCATACGGGGAAAGCGTTGGCTCAGAATACTCAGATGCATATAGCGGTCTTTTTTATCCAGTAGTTACAGAAACTGACCCAAATACCGGAGCCATAACGGAGTTTACCGTCAGAGCTCCTAAATATACATCCCTTTCCGAACTAGAATACAAACAACTATTGGAAGGCGACTTTAACTGGACTGATTTATCTGTAGCTGTCACTGAAACAGCAGAAGTAGATTTAGCAAACAATTCTATTGTTGCGGGATTTTTTATTTTAAACGACCTACAAACAGTAATTAACGAAGTATCTGAAGGTTATTATGTTGGGTTAGCTGACAATTTTGCTTCATCGTCAAGTTCTCCTAACTTCAACTCAGTAACCAAAATTCACACAATTGACAACAATTGGCTTTCCGGCTACAACCAAATTGCGGAAACCCGCTTAGATTTTGCTCTTTCAGCAAGCCAAGAGGACTCTTTAAAAGGAATTACTTCTGTTTCCGAAGCTTTGGAAAAAGTAGGGTTCGTAGGGTTTGAAGATGAGTTATATCAAGATCACCTATCTCTTGGAGTGTTTAAAATCCGTCGTTCTACTACAGACGCTACTCTTTTAACGCTTGCTGCATCAGAAAGATATTTAGGGTCCATGGATTCAACCCGAAAAGAAATCGCACCCTCTGGAGGAATGCTCAAAAATTCATTTCTCGAAGATGGTGTTAACAACAACTCGCCGACGATTAAAATGTATGTCAATCCAGTAATTTCCAAATTTGCCTGGAGCGACAACTCTTTAAAACCTACGGTTAAAATTAGAATGGCTGATGGAGCAAAAGCCTTGTTTCCGGTCGGCGTATACGTTCCTGATACACGCAATACAAATGCAACTAAAATAATTGGAGACGTGCCTCGCAAATTGGATAAAGTTTTAAGACTACTTGAAAGCACAGAAAATACAACTGTAGACGTTATCGTTGATGCTGGTCTGTCAAATATTTTTGGCGTTACTGGTTGGTATTTACAAAATTCGTACGACGACGAGTATTACGTTGACTCCATTTCAGATGTGCTTCGTTATTGGAGAGCAGTAGCTAATACGTTTATTAATTTTGCAGAAAACACTCGTAAAGATTGCTTCGCAATCATTGATCCTCCTCGTTCAATTTTTGTAAGTGGCAAAGACTCCAAGGTAATCGACAACCCAACTAAAAACTTTACTTCTAACATTTACAATTACTTAAAAGAAGTTACGTCGTACGAAACAAACTACGCTGCCGTTTACGGAAATTGGGTTAAAATTCCAGATTTATTTACTGGACGATTGATGTGGGCTCCTTTCTCAGCATTTGCTGCAGCCGTTTTTGCTCGCAGTGATGCAGCAGCAAATTTCTGGGCAGCCCCAGCGGGCTTAAACAGAGGTACTTTTAATGTAGTCGATATAGCGTTTAATCCAAACCAAAAACAAAGAGATAGATTGTACGAAATTGCTGTTAATCCGGTAGTTTATTTTAGCAATGATGGATACGTCATTATGGGTCAAAAGACACTACAAACAAAGCCGACAGCTTTTGACAGAATTAATGTTCGTCGACTCTTCTTATCTCTTGAGCGTTCAGTTCAAAAAACGCTCAGGTACTTTGTATTTGAGCCGAATACTGACTTTACTCGTAACAGAGCAAAAAACGTAATTATTCCCGTATTTGAGTTTGCTAAAAACACAGAAGGATTATACGACTATTTAATCGTAGCAGATGAGAGAAATAATACAGCCGAAACCGTTGATCGCAATGAAATGATTATAGATATTTATATCAAGCCGGTTCGAACAGCTGAATTTATTCTTGTTAACTTTATTGCTACGAGAACAGGTCAGGATTTCCAAGAGTTAATCTAACAAACTAATTAAATAATAATATGGCCAACGCACAAACAATTCAAAAATTTTATACAGTTGCAGCTCAACGAGACTTTGCTAGGAAATTTCAATTCCGATTAAATTCTTTCGGCAACATTAATTTTGGCACAGAGCACTTTACATATCTCGAAACAGCTTCCCTTCCAGGTCGTCAAATTTCCAACATTCCGGTACCTTACATGGGGTTGCAATTCAACGTTCCAGGAACAGCTAGTTATCCTGGATCTGCAAGTTATAAAGTAACTTTCCGTTGCGATCAAAACTATGATTTAAGAGCCGCTCTTGAAGGAGCTTTGTTTAACACTTTTGACGAAGTTACATCTACTGGAGACTATTCTCTTCCAGCAGCTGCCTCTCCAGCAGGTTTGGGAGGAAATACTCTCACTATGGAATTGTTAGACAAACAGCTCAATCCTGTGCGTTATTATACTTTGTATGGAGTTTGGTTGCAGTCAATCGATGACGAAGCATACGACATCAAAGACAACGGGTCGGTTGTAATGATAAACGCAACTATATCTTATCAATTCTGGAGAGCTGGGGCAGCCTCTCCCGTACCTCCTAATGCTTTAGTTCAAACAAAAGTTCCTAGCTGGTTTGGTAAAGGGATTTAATATAAACGAAGGACTGTTGACAAACTTTTAAAAAGCTATAAATTCTTTTTATATGCTTATAGCTACTTGGCCTTCACTAAAATCATCCCCAATGTTGCGCGAAATGCGCGAGCAGCTCAAAGGAAAAGCTCAACCAGGACAGCCCACCATGTCTCGAAAAGAATCAAATCGTGTTTGGAGAGAAGACATTCTAGGAATTCGTTCTGAAGAACAAAGAAAAGCAGAAAAAGCTCGCCGT